TAAAAAGAGGACTCACAAGGGACCTTAACTCTGCAGCAGGAACTTTTGTAAATACAAAATCGCCAATGACACAACCAGGCGGTTTTTATGGAGCAGCTCCAAAAGCTATCGGTCCTAGATTCGGCAAGACAGTAAATCCTAAATCAGCGACATTTAGTAAAAAGGGTGCAAGTCGAATTTTACCGAGACGCGGAAGATAAAAATTTTACATAAAGACTTTCATAATTTTATGAAAGCAGGACGACTTAATAAGGTCGTAAATAGTATTTTAAATGGCACTAACAGCAAGCGAAAAAGCAAGACTAAAAAAAGCGGGTCTGACGAGGCTAAATAAGCCTAAGATGACTCCGAAGCACCCTACTAAAAAAGCTGTAGTTGCTACAAAAGTGAATGGCAAAATTAAAGTCATTCGCTTTGGTGCCCAAGGAATGGGGCACAATTACAGCCCAGAAGCTAGAAAATCCTTTAAAGCAAGACATCGTAAGAATATTGCTAGAGGAAAGAAGTCGCCAGCTTACTGGGCTGATAAATTTTTATGGGCTGGGAAAGGCGGTAAAAAGAAAATGCCACCTAAATCTCAGAAATATGTTCGTGGAATCAAAAGAAGGAAAAGATGACAACACCAAAAGTAATAGATGCAAGAGATGCATGGCTTGATGGAATATGTCTACAAGCGGAAGAAGTTTTAACAAAATTAAAACATAGAGAAGTTAGTGGCATAACTCTTAATCAATCCGAAAAAAATATGGCAGAACTTTGTAGTGCCTATCTTTACATGAGACAAATTTGTAAAGAATATGGACTTTTTGATTCCGACGACCCCTTTAACTTATTTAACAAAGAGACTTTACATTGATCGAGATAAGCCGTACAGATATTGTACACGACTATCTCATGGAGTTAAATCCTGAGAATCGTTTCATCAAACTACCCATTGAAGGGTATCTAGACTTATTAGGAGTAGATCCTAATTCCTCCCAAACGGCGATCATTAATGCAATTAATAACCCTAAGTATCGTTTTGTCTGTGCGGCGGTCTCTCGTCGCCAAGGCAAGACGTACATTTCAAATATCATAGGACAGCTGGTATGTTTAGTACCAAACTCAAATGTGCTACTGATGTCACCCAACTACTCATTATCTCAAATTTCATTTGACTTGCAAAGAAATCTTATAAAGCATTTTGACTTAGAGGTAACAAGAGATAACGCAAAAGATAAAGTTATCGAACTTTCAAACCAATCAACAATTCGTATGGGTTCTATCAATCAGGTAGACTCTGTTGTTGGTCGTTCTTATGATTTAATCATCTTCGACGAAGCTGCGCTTACAGACGGCAGAGACGCTTTCAATGTGGCACTTCGCCCAACACTCGATAAAGATAATTCTAAAGCAATTTTTATTTCTACACCTCGTGGAAGAAATAACTACTTTGCAGAGTTTTACTATCGCGGCTACTCAGATGAGTTTCCAGAATGGTGTAGTATAAAAGCAACTTGGCATGAGAATCCTCGTGTGTCAGAAGAAGATATTAAAGAAGCAAAAAAGACAATGTCTGAAGCAGAGTTCAACCAAGAATATCTGGCAGACTTTAATGTGTTTGAAGGTCAGATATGGAGATTCAATCACGAGACCTGCGTCTCAAATCTCGAACAATTCGATACTTCTAGAATGGATGTATTTGCAGGACTCGACGTCGGTTACAAAGACCCCACAGCTTTCTGTGTAATCGCATATGATTGGGATGAAAAGAAATATTATGTAGTAGACGAATACTATAATTCAGAAAGAACAACCGAGCAGCATGCAATAGAAATTCAAAAACTTATTAAAAAATGGGATATAGATTATATCTATATTGATTCTGCAGCTCAACAAACTCGATATGACTTTGCACAAAACTATGATATTTCTACTATTAATGCAAAGAAATCAGTTCTTGATGGAATCGGTCATGTTGCAGGAATTGTAGATAATGATTCACTTATTGTTGATCAAACTTGCAAAGAAGTATTAATGTGTTTAGACCAGTATCAATGGGACCCAAATCCAAATCTTCTTAAAGAAAAACCAAAACACGATATGGCATCACACATGGCTGATGCAATACGATACGCTCTTTACTCATTTGAAACTAATGCCACCTCGTTTTAATAATACCTGTAAAAAACAGTTCTTGACATATGATGTGACTTTTTGGTATAATTCTAATTAAGAGTATAAATATGAACTTAAAAAGAGATTTAGTTAAATACGTAAGAGACAAGGCTAAATCACAGTATAAAAAAGCAAGTAATTGTTACATCTGCGAAAGCAGCGAGAATTTAGATTTTCATCATTTTTATGGTTTGACGGAGTTACTAGAAACTTGGTTAAAAGAGAAGAATATAATTATTGAGAACGAGCAAGATATTCTAGAAATTCGCGAACCATTTATTGATGAAAATTATGATAAAGTTTACAATTATGCAGTAACTCTCTGTCATACGCATCACTTACGACTACATTCAATTTACGGTAAGCGACCCAAATTGATCACAGCAGAGAAACAAAAGAATTGGGTCGAGATACAGAGAGAAAAATATGGCATGGTATGACAGATTATTAGGCAGAACTCCTCAAGCAGATGAGGAGAAACTAAATCCTGCCCAATATGTAATTTCCCGCGAAGAGGGAATGACCATTGATTCTCGTGAAGTTGTAACAAATTACCGCAACGCATACGAAACATTAGAAATAGTCAACAGAGCAGTAAATATGATTGTTGACGATGTTGCTGAGATTCCTTTTAAAGTTGGAGAACAAATTCTAGGAATCAACAACATTATTAAAAATATAAGAAAATCAAGAGTCGATATTCTTTTAAATAAAGAGCCCAACCCTTTTCAGGATGTAAGTTCATTTAAAAGAAACTTAATAATTGACTTATTGATTGATGGCAACATCTTTATCTATTTTGATGGTGCCCATTTGTATCACTTGCCAGCAGACAAGATGACAATTTACAGTGATACAGATACTTATGTAGAAAAATATTCTTTTAACAATAGTATTGACTATTCACCAAAAGAAATCATTCACATAAAAGAAAATAGTTTTAACTCCATCTATCGAGGTGTTCCAAGATTAAAACCAGCATATAGAACTATGCAACTACTTGGAAGCATGAGAAATTTTCAAGATAACTTCTTTAGAAATGGAGCAATACCAGGTTTAGTACTAAAATCACCAAACACTCTTTCAGAGAAAATAAAAGAAAGAATGTTACAAGCATGGGTTGCAAGATACAACCCACAATCAGGAGGCAGAAGACCTCTTTTTCTAGATGGTGGTTTAGAAGTTGACAATTTGACAAATATCAGTTTTAAAGAATTAGATTTTCAAGAAGGTATTAAGTCAAATGAAAAAATTATTTTAGAGGCAATGGGTATACCGCCGATTCTTATGGATGGTGGTAATAATGCAAACATAAGACCAAATCATAGATTATATTATTTGGAAACTGTATTACCGATTGTTAGGAAAATAGGTTATGCTGTAGAACGTTATTTTGGTTTTACAATTACTGAGGATGTAACAGGAATACCTGCTTTACAACCAGAATTAAGAGACCAAGCAGCTTACTATGCTACTCTTGTAAATACAGGAATTATTTCCCCAAATGAAGCAAGAATAGCACTTGGAAAAGAACCAATAAATGGTTTTGATGAGCCAAGAGTACCTGCAAATATTGCAGGTTCAGCAGCAAATCCAGTAGAGGGTGGAAGACCAGAACAGACTCCCCCAAGCGAGGAAAATTAATATGACAAAAGATATGATGGCAAAAGCATTATCTGATTTCTTTGTTAAAAAGGGCGTAGAAACTATGGATCTACTTACTTACAAAGAATTTGGAAATGATGTACCAGTTAAAGACTATCTTCTAAGAAGAGCATTTGGTTCTTGGACAAGAGTACTATCTGCGATGAAGAAAAGACATCCAGTAGAAGTAGCTCCAGCACCAGCACCAGCTCCAGAACCCGCCCCAAAAGCAGCAGCTAAAAAAGCACCTGCTAAGAAAGCGGAGAAAGAAGATGTCGAATAAAATTTATCACTGGACAAGTACTTTTAAATCATTGGGTGAAACTGATGATGGTGGAGTTGAGATTAAAGGCTCCGCAAGTACAAATGCATTAGATAGAGCTGGAGATATTATTGAATCAGAAGCATGGACTAAAGGGGGTTTAGAAAACTTCAAAAATAATCCAATTATTCTTTTCAATCACAACTACGACAGACCTATTGGTAGAGCAAAAGATTTACAAGTTACAGACAAAGGTTTAGAGATTTCTGCAAAGATATCAAAAGCCGCAGGTGAGGTAACACAATTAATTAAAGACGGTGTCCTTGGGGCTTTTTCTGTTGGTTTCAAAGTCAAGGACGCTGATTACATGACAGAAACCGATGGATACAAAATAAAGGACGCGGAACTTTTTGAAGTGTCTGTAGTATCAGTGCCTTGCAACCAAGGGGCAACCTTTGGAATGGCAAAGTCATTCGATTCTATGGAAGCATATAATAAGTATAAGCAATCTTTTTACAAGGCTAACTCAAACGATTCAGCAGACGCTGTTGAAATTGAGCAGCCAAACGGGGCATTAGCCCAAGAAATGGAGACAACTATGTCAAATGAAAAAAATTCTCCTGAGAGCAAACCTGAGTTCGATCTTGAAGCATTTGCTAGAAAAGTAGCGGAAGATACTGCTGCTTCTATCGCAATGAAACAAGCCGAGCAAAAGGCTGCTGAGCAAAAAGCTGCTGAGGAAGCAGAAGCAAAAGCTGCTCAAGAAGCTAAAGTTCAAAAAGCCGCCGAGGAAGCAAAACAGGAAGAGCACAAAACTATCGTTCAAGCTGGATTATCTGGCGCTGAGAAACTCATGAATGATGTTGAGAAAAGAGTTAAAGATGACTATTCTAATTTAGAGCAAGTCGTTAAGTCACTCGAAGCTCAATTAGCTGAGAAGTCAGCAGAAATCATGTCTATCAGAGAGTCAAAAAGACATTTCTCTGACAGAAAAGGTGAAGGCGATTGGAAAAAAGCTTTCGAACAAGATATCCTTGATGCTAAATTTGCTGGACTTGCCACAGGTAAAGGCTGGGACAACAAATATGGTAGATCAGTTATGGAAAAAGTTAACGCACATTCAGGCGTTGGAGTTTCCTCTGCTGATTTCGAGCAAATCGTATCAACCAATATTGAAAGAGATATTCAAAATGAATTAGTCTTGGCACCTCTTTTTAGAGAAATCCAAATGACTTCTGCAAATATGATTATCCCAATTTTACCAGATAGCGGTTATGCTGAATTCGCTTCAGCTCAAACAGCTGCTGGTTCATCACCACACGGTAACCTAGCCCAAAGAGGCGACTCTTACGGTTCACCATTTGGTGGGGTTGATCTAACTGAAAGAACTCTTTCAACCAAAAAACTTATTTCACAATCATACTTAGGTAATGAAACTGAAGAAGATGCAATTTTACCAATCCTTCCTCTAATCAGAGAATCAATGGTAAGATCACACGCAAGAGCCATCGAGAATGCTATTCTAGCAGGTGACGATGCTGACGGTGCTTTCGGTACTGGCGGTGCTTCTTTTGAAGGTCTATTACACTTAGCAAGAAATGATTCAGACTACACACAACCAGCAGGAACTTTCGCAGCTTCTGACTCTGTGACTGCAGCTGACTTACTTGCTCTAAGAAAGAATATGGGTAAATATGGCGTTAACCCACAAGACGTAGTATATGTCGTATCACAAGACGTTTATTACAACTTGCTAGAAGACGCTGAGTTCCAAGATGCTAACCTAGTTGGCGACATGGCAACTAAACTATCTGGTGAAATTGGTCAAGTATTCGGATCAAGAGTCTTACTCTGTGACGAATTCGCAACCAAAGCAGCTGCTAAGTTTAACGCTGTAGCTGTTTACACAAGAAACTACGTAATGCCAAGACTTAGAGGTGTAACCATTGAGTCAGATTACGAAGTTGCTAACCAGAGAAGAGTACTTGTAGCTTCACAAAGACTTGGCTTCATCGATTTAATCGACGGCGCTACTTCAAAGTGGGCACAAATGTACAAATCAGCATAATTAATCCCTTAACGGATAACATGGCTTGGGGCGAGCCTTATCGCCCCACTTTTTAACTATGGCAGATTTAATAACAGTACAAGAATACAAGAATGCGGAGGCAATCGTTAATCAGAAAGATGATCAACGTCTTGATATAATTGTACCACAAGTTAGTGACCTTGCCAAAAAATACTGCGGTACGAGTTTCATCGACTACTACAGCAGTGCAAGAACAGAAACATTTTCGATACACGATAACTACACTAGTACCATAATTGTGAGTGAGAGTCCGTTAGTTTCAGTATCAAGTGTTGAAGAAAGAACAGGATATGCAGAGTCATATTCAACCTTATCTACAAGTAACTATGAGTACTATGTAGATACTGCCGCAGATGCAATTATAAGAACAACAACGAGCGGTGGAAAAGCATACTGGGCAAGTGGTGTTGGTAGTGTAAGAGTGACTTATACTGCAGGGTATGCAACAACTCCGAAAGATTTAAAACTTGCTCTTTTTGATTTAGTATCTTACTATTTAAAAGACGAACACAAAGAAAGAAGAACGATAGCTGGAGCAACACTACAGAATCAAGGAACATCTGGAGTAAGAGATAATACTGATTTTCCAGACCATATTAAGAGAGTACTTGATTTATATAGAGTGATAATTTAGTGGCAATAAAAAATCTATTCCAGATATTTGAAAATCAATTAAATCTAATAGAGGAACAGAGGGAAAAGTCAGCAAGAGTATTTGTACATTACTACGGATTTCCTATTGATAAAACTACGCAAGTAATAAAATCAGCATTTTCTGCTATTGTGTTAAAAGCAAGGATTACAAAAAATAATAATCCATTTACAAAAAATAGTGAGCTAGAAAAAGCGGTAGATGCTTGTTTAAAAGATGCTTTTTATAAAGTTTATACAGAAAGAAACTTATTAGAACAGTTTTCTAAAAGATTTCCAGATGGAGTAAGTATTGCAAGAGATAGTAATAAAACTATTCCAAAGATAAAATTTATTGCAGGAACTTATCAGCAAAAAAGACCTGGAAATATAAAAAGAGACAGAACAATTGTTACAGATAATTTATTGATTGATGCAGTAAATGAATTATTAGAGCTAATTCCTACAAAATTAGATAAAGTAGGTAGTTCAAAATATAAAAAACACTATGCTTCGTTTAGAAAACAAAGAAATAGTGCAGGAAATTACGATGCACGTGGAATATCGGGTATAGGTATAGGGCTACACGGAGAGGAAGACGAAAATACAACAGTAGCTATGTTAGCTTTTTTAGATGGTGTAAAAAGAGCCTCTAAACAATATAAACCTCAAATGGGAGGTTCCGCTAATACATATTTTGATGAACAAGTAAATAAAATAAATAATATTTTTGGAGTAAGAAAAGGATTAAAAGTTTCCAAAAGAACACTAGAAGAATATGTAAAAAATCCTAAACTTATAGACGAAATCGAAGTTCAAATCGAATATGGAACTCAATTAAGTCAAGGAGAACAGGCTTCGTTTGATGCAAAAATTTTAAAAGCAGAAATGGAAGCAGCAAAAAAGGAAGCGTTACGCGGTCTAACAAAATTTGCTCAACATGTTGATTACCCAGCACTTAAAGGGTCAAAAACTTTAAAAGAGAGAATAATTGACGGAACTCCATTAACGGTTTTAGAAAATACAACAAGTAGTTTAAAAAAATCAACAGTTAAAAAAAGACTTCCAAGTAAGGGAGCAACTAAAAAAACTTCTTCTTCAATGAAGAAAAGGTCTTCTAAAGCAAGAAGCGAAACAAAAGTATCAAAAAATTTAGGCAAAAAAAGAAAGATACATTACGGAAGAAAAAATTCACAAGCAGGAGTAAATAATCCTATAGCATTGAAGGAACTTATAAATCAACAACTTCCCTCAAGAATACTTCCAAAAATGCAAGCACCAGCACTTGTAAATAGAACAGGAAGATTTAGACATTCAGCAGAAGTAACGAATGTTATAGTTGGACCAAGAGGCGGAACACAAATAGATTATACCTATCAAAGAAATCCATATGAAGTCTTTGAACCAGGTAGCGGAAGTCCTCTTGCTAATCAATATAGAGATCCTCGTAGAATAATTGGAGGAACAATACGAGAAATTGCTCAAGAGATAATGGGTAAAAAGTTTATAACAGTCAGGAGGATGTAATGGCAAAAAGAGATTACACAACACGAAGAAGTGCCATTGTAAATGCCTTCGTAGAAAAATTACAACAAATTGATGGAACAGGTAACTATAAAACAGTAGTTGCAAGTGTAGAACCAAGACTTAAATTTTGGGATGAAATAACAGAGTTTCCTGCAGTACATGTAAATGCTGGCAGTGAAACAAGAGAGTATGAAGGTGCAGATTTTAAATTTCGTTTTCTTACATTAACTTTTCGTTGCTATGTAAATGAAGATGATGCAGTTCCAGCACTTGAAAAATTACTTGAAGATGTTGAAACAGTAATTGAGACAAATAACCCAATTACTTATACGGATGCTCTAGGAAGCACACAAACAACAGTACAAACAACAATAAACTCCATTGATACAGATGAAGGAGTTTTAGAACCCTTTGGAATTGGTGAAATGATATGCACCGTCCAATATTAAGAAAACGGTAAGGCAGACAAAAGTCTCGCCAACCCCTTTTCAAAGCAATCAGGAGAAATAAATGGCTGATACATTTTATTTTAGTCGGGATACGAAAGTCCACTTGACAGACTCACAGAGTGCAGTATATAATATACCTGTTCTTGATGGATTCAGTTTTTCTCAGGCAACAAACGTTACAGAAGTAACACTAAATGAGATGGCTACCGCAGCAGGCGTAAGTAGAAGAGCTAGACAAATGTTTACCGATTCTTATGCACCAGCCGAATGGTCTTTCTCAACTTACATAAGACCTTTTACCTCTGGTGGAGCTGGCACTGGTGGAGAACACGCAGCAGCTTACTCACACGTAGTAGAAGAGGCTTTATGGAATGCTTTAGCAGGCTCCGCAGCCGTTGGACAATCTGGTGCAGGTTTTTCCTCAGCAGATGCAAACGGAGCAGATTTAGCATTTACAAACTCAAATAAAGTAACTTTAGATACTTTTGATTTGCATTTTGAACTAGGTAGTGGAAAATCAACTCCAACTATTTATAAAATTGCAAACTGTGTTGTAAATGAAGTATCTATTGATTTTGACATTGATGGTATTGCAACAGCTAACTGGTCTGGATTTGGATCAATTATTACTGAAGAATCCTCAATGACAACTGCAACAATTTATGAAGGTACAGCAGCGACTGATACCAATAACTTTATTAGAAATAGATTAACAGATTTAACTGTTACTGCTACAGCTGAAGGAAGTATTCAAACCTCATACAGCTTAACATTAACAGGCGGAAATATTACTATTTCTAACAATATGACTTACCTAACCCCAGAAACTTTGGGAGTAGTCAATCAACCTTTAGGTCACGTTACAGGCACAAGAGCTGTTTCTGGTAACTTTACTTGTTACTTAAACACTCCTTCTTCTGGAAATTCAAGTGCAGATCTATTTGAAGATATAATTGAGTCAACCTCAGTTATTACAAATGACTTCAATTTAGTATTTGTAATTGGTGGAACTGGAAACTCACCAAGAGTTACAGTAACTCTACCAACTTGTCACCTAGAAGTACCTACTCATTCAATTGATGATCTTATCAGCTTGGAAACAAACTTCCACGCTCTACCAACAAGTGTAGATGCAACTGATGAAGTCACAATGGAATTTGTTGGACCCGCAGTAACATAATTATAACAGGGAGGG